TGTACAAATATCTCGCTGAAAATCGGCGGGAGCTGTGAAAATAATAACAGGTAAAAGGTGATCAAATGGAATATGTTGGAATCCAGTTTCTTAAGGACCGATTAACTAAAAAAAGAATAAGGATTGGGACAAGATATCTCTATTATGAGATGAAAAATGCGACTTTTGACTTTGGCATCTCATCTCCGCCTGAACTTAGATGGTGGAATAGCTGTGTTGGATGGTGCGCTAAAGGTGTTGATGCTCTGGCTGATCGATTAGATTTTTACGGATTCAAAGATGATTTTTTTGGTCTTAATGAAATCTACTCGGCCAACAATAAGGATGTATTATTCCCCAGCGGCATCCTTGGAGCTCTGATCGCGGCCTGTTCATTTATATATGTTTCAGAAGACGAGACAGGATTCCCGAGGCTTGAGATCGTAAATGCTGATGATGCAACAGGAATCATCAATCCATCAACGGGATTATTAAATGAAGGATATGCAGTCCTTGAAAGAAACGCGGCAAAACAGCCCGTTATGGAAGCATACTTCACTCATGAAGGGACATATTATTATCAGAATGGAAAGCTTGTCGATTCGAGAGAATACCGAATTAAAGAGCCGCTTCTTGTTCCTCTTATCTTTAGGCCAGATGCAAAGAGGCCCTTTGGTCATTCCAGAATATCAAGAGCTTGCATGTCTTATGTTAGTTCAGCAATTAGAACAATCAAGCGATCAGAGATATCTGCAGAGTTCTTTTCATTTCCTCAGAAATGGGTGACCGGAGTTGATGCAGATGCAGAAAAAATTGATAAATGGTCGGCTGCTATGTCGGCTCTCATGAAATTCACCTTAAACGAGGATGGTCAGGACCATGTTAAGCTCGGACAATTTAGCCAGCAGAGCATGACTCCTCATGTAGATCAGTTTAAGATGTTTGCTTCATTATTCGCCGGAGAAGTCGGACTTACGCTTGACGATCTGGGATTCCCACAGAGCAATCCTTCAAGTTATGACGCAATAAAAGCAAGCCATGAGAATCTGAGGCTTACGGCAAAGGCTGCACATAAATCATTTAATGTCGGCATATTAAATGCGGGTTATCTCGCTGCATGTATCAGAGATAATTACGACTATACAAGACAGCAAATCACAGTAACAACTCCGATGTGGCTTCCGCCATTTCAGGCTGATGTATCAATGCTTGGAAGCATCGGTGATGCTATTCAGAAAATCAATTCTTCTCTCCCGGATTATCTTACTGAAGAGAAGATCCTTGAGATGACAGGAATATAAGGAGGTCACATGGTAACAAGATACAACACAGGAGACGCGGTTCTTATTCCGGCAACGATTACAAGCGCCAAAGAAATAGATGGACAGGTCATCTATAATGTTGAGGCTAATGTTTGGGATGGAATCCCCGAAAATGCGATCACAAGAAATGAAAACGCAGAAGTTCAGAGAGCAATGGAAAGCTTTTCTAAACAGATAGCACAAAGGTGGCAATAAGAGCATGGCTCTTTTTGCGGCATGACAGCGGTTGCAAACGCTGAGAGAGTTGTCCGCCAGCTCTCTTTTTTCATGCCATAATTGGCGGGAGAAGGCGGTGGAATATGGCAGCGGATGTCGTTCCTGTTCTTAATGAAAAGATCCAGACATCTTTTCATGCGAACATGATGAAAGACAGAAGAATAACGCAGATCAGCAACAGGATAAGAGACGGGACAGCAACTTTTTATGATGGCCATGATTATGCGGAAAGACTTGGCGAAAATCTCTCAAAAGCTCTAAGGAGTAATTTAAACGCCGAGATGCTTCCAGATGGGCGGCTTTATTACAATATCGCTCAAAGGACAGTGACTCCGGCTCTTATGGAAAATTATGAGCTTACAAATGATGTAGCGGAGCAGATTCAGAGTCTTATCGATGCAAAACAAGGCATAGGCCTTAAGAGCGTTAAGGCTGATTTTCCCAAGGCAAGGATTCAGGGGCTCATCTATAAGATGACAACTGATGGGATTTCTCTTGAGGATGCTCTTGTGTGGCTGGGTGAGCCTATCATAAATAACAGCGAAGCTTTCTTTGATGACTTCATTGATTCAAATGCCAAATTCAGAGCAAAAGCAGGCTTGGAAACAAAGCTGATAAGAAGAGCTGAATCCGGTGCTTGTGAATGGTGCAGAGCCCTTGAGGGAACTTTTTCATATGGGGAAGCTCCGGAAAATATATATAGAAGACATGAATATTGTAGATGTTCCGTTGTATATGTATCTGAAAAGGGCGCTCAAGGAGTTTGGACAAAAAAGAATGTTTATTTTGATAGCAAGTCTGATCGAGATAAAAGGATTGAACAGGCTCTCAAATTTGAAAATCAATTCATTCTTGAAAGGGAAAAAGTTATACGCTACTACAAGGATCAGACTGGCTACACCAGAAGGACAGCCGTTGAAGCTACTAGGAATAAATACACAATTGAAGATGTACAGCCTACTCTTATTGCAGCTTTAAAGAGACAAAAAAGAATAAGTAAATATCGCGTCACTGCAACTGAACGTTTAAATGAGCTTGAGAAAGCTATGGAAGAGAGGCAAAAAGCATTAAGGAGGTAATATGAGGGAAGACAATCAGAATCCCTCATTTACCAATGTACTCTTAAATAAAAAAACAAAATCACTTGGCGCGAAAGCGGTCAGACTTTACGGGTCGACAGGTCAGAGCCTTATGCTCTGGCAACAAAGACAAGTAAGAGCAATTATGGCTCTTGATGCAAGAGGTCAATGGAAACACATGACTTATTGCATCGGACTGTCTAGGCGAAACGGTAAAGGTGAAGTTCTGGCTGCAAGAGAGATGTATGGTCTTATTGAGCTAAAAGAAAAGATATGCCACACAGCTCACAGGACCACGACTTCTCATGATGCTTTTAACAGGCTTTACACGCTTCTTATAAAAGCGGGTTATCAAGAACATTCGAAAAAGAAAAAGAACATGCCGGAGCGGAGCTTCTATGCTTCCAAACAATACGGCCTTGAGCATATCGAGATATCCGGGGGCGGAATAATTGATTTTAGGACGAGGACCAATAACGGAGGACTCGGAGAAGGATTTGACCTTCTTGTAATTGATGAGGCTCAGGAATACACATCAAAACAGGAGTCAGCTCTTCTTTATACGGTTTCAGCAAGTAAGAATCCTCAGACAATCATGGTCGGAACTCCGCCGACAGTAACATCTGGCGGAGATGTATTCGTTAGGATAAGAAATGCAGTCCTTAATCATAAGGCTCCTGATACGGGATGGGCTGAATGGTCAACTCCGGAACTTGTTCCGATCGATAAGCTTAATGATCCAAAAATCTGGTGGAGATATAATCCTTCTTTCGGAAAGCTCTTAAAGGAAAGAAACATCCGAAATGAGATCTCCGGAGATACGGATGAGTTTGTTCTTGATTTTAATATCCAGAGGCTTGGTTTTTGGTGTTCATTCAATCAAAAGTCAGAGTTTACTGAAGCCGACTGGAATCAGCTTAAGCTCGATAAGTTTCCCGAGCTATCTGAGAAGCGTTTTATCGGCATCAAATACGGCAAAGACGGAGTCAATGTCGCAATGAGTATCGCATCAAGAACGAAAGACGGACATATATTTGTTGAATCGATTGCTTGCGAATCGGTAAGAGCCGGAAACGGCTGGATATTCGAATATCTTTACAATCCAAGGATTGACAAGATAGCAATAGATGGAGCAAGCGGACAGAAAATCCTTGCCGATCAGATGAAAGATCATGGCATTAAAAAGCAGCCTATTCTTCCGAAAGTCGGAGAGATCATTTCAGCAAATGCAATGTTTGAGCAAGCTGTCTTTTCCGGTGATGTGGTGCACATGGGACAGGAGAGTCTTAAGGATGTTGTTACCAATTGTAAAAAAAGGCTCATCGGCTCTCAGGGAGGTTTTGGATTTAGCTCCCTAGTTGATCTATATGACATTTCAATAATGGATAGCATGATCTTGGCTTATTGGCTGTGCGCCACAACCAAAGAAAAGAAGCCGAGGCAATCTGTCAGCTATTAAGAAGGACCTTCAAGGTCCTTTTTTAATACAAAAATTACGTTACTCAACGGTAAAAGAGGAGGAATTCAATGGGCGATTTTAAAGTAATCGAGACACAGGAAGATTTTGACAAAGCAATAAAAGCAAGACTTTCGCAGAAAGACAGAGAACTTGCTGAGAAATATAAAGACTTTCTTTCACCGGAAGACGCATCGGCTATGAAAGCCGATTTTGAGAAAGAGCTTCAGGAAGCAAACAAGAAAGTTGAAGAGGCTCAGAAAAAACTCTCTTCTTTTGATGAGACTGTCTCGAATCTTACTCAAAGAGCAGAAGCAGCTGAGAACAAGCTTCTTAAAAACAAAGTTGCTTATGAGAATAAGCTTCCGATCGAGCTCTCAGAAAGACTCATCGGAAAAACGGAGGAAGAGCTTAAAGCTGATGCGGAAAAGTTATCTGCAGCAATCAAGCCGCAAAGCGCCGGAGCTCCTCCCTCATATACGGGAAGTCAAAAAGCATCTGCCGGAAATAAATATGAGGCCGGATTGATGCAACTGGCTGAAGCTTTTAGCCAGCAATTTGCAAATTAAAAAGGAGGTTATTATGGGAAACACTATATCCAGAGGCGAACTTATGCCGCCCGAAGTCACAAATGAAATGTTTAATAAAGTAAGAGGAAAATCTTCTCTTGCAGAGCTCTCAGCTTCTGAGCCTATTCCTTTTAATGGAAAGAGCGTTTTTACATTCTCACTCGATAAAGAGGTTGACCTTGTCGGAGAGAATGGCGCTAAGTCAAATGGCGGAGCAACTGTCGCAGCGGTTAAGATGGTTCCTGTTAAGCTTGAGTATGGCGCTAGAGTATCTGATGAGTTCAGATATGGCGCTGAAGAGATCAGGCTTCAGTATCTTCAGACTTTTGCTGATGGTTTTGCGAGAAAAGTCGGAAGAG